AAAAAATATTTTGCCGAAATAAGCAGCAATGCAAAGCTGCATGAAAAAGAAGAAATGGCAATTGAAGTGGCCGTGCGCGATGCGAAAAGAGCTATTGCTCTTTTGAAAGATGAGAGCATCAAACATAAGCAAGACGGCACTAACTATTACATATTCAAAAACGAAGACGACTTTTTTGCGGCGGAAGATGCTTTCAAACGCGGTAAAATTGAAGTAATTGAGTTTCGGAATTACCCTAAATAAACCTGGTGGAGGAGGAATAATAATGCCGCATTTTGATTTTGATGGTGCTTATGCTGAACTCATGGAGCATCAGAAAGACTTAGCCGAGGGAAAAAGTAAAAGACTCACTGTCTCCGGTATAAAGCAGGACAAGCTGAAAAGCCTTTTAAAAGCAGCGAATGTAGATGCTCAATGGAGTGGGGATAATGTGACCATTTCAAAAGGGTATGAAAAAATCAGCGGTTATTTAATGCTGAAAAAAGGTGAAGTGCTCAGTGTTGGTACTAAAACATCCGAATCCGTTCTGGATGAATCAATCAAAACTGATTTGGATAATCTCAAAGCTGATAAAATGGAACGCAAAGGCAAACTGGTTACATTAACCTGGAAAAGTGGCGATGTTGATGAGATAAAGCAAAAACTTAATGCTGCCATGAAAGCCCATAAAGACACCATTAAACATTCTGGTGCCGAGAAAGATGGTAACGGGGTTAAAGTTGAAATCGAAATGAAATAATTTTTTTAATCTTTAACCTATTAAAACCGTAAATATGTTTATACAAATCAAAAATAGATTTTAATTATAAGGAGATGGAAATGGACTTGAAAAAAATCTTGGAAAAATTCTTCAAAGAGCAGGTATCTGATGAGGCACTGACTGAGATCAGCACCTTATTTGAAGCAGCCCTCAATGAAAAGGTCAAAGAGGCTATTGTTGCCAAGGAAACCGAGCTTGATGAATCCAATAAAGCTGAAATGGCCAAATTCAAGTCGGCGCTGGTTGATAAACTTTCTGAATACGCGAAAGTGGCCGTCGATGAATTTATTGCCGAAAATCGTCCGGCAATCGAAACCGAATGCAAAGTCGCCATCAGCGAAAACGTCATGCAGGGCTTGGTAGCTGTCTTGAAAGAGCAGTATGTCATTGTCCCCGAAGGCGAGACCAATGTCGTGGCCGACCTGGAAGCGAAGCAGAAAACGACCGAGGGCAAACTCAACGAGTCCATCAATGATGGTATCGATGACAAAAAGCAAATCCTCGAGTATGAAAAAGCCCTGACTTTCAAACGCTTGATGGCCGAGGCCGATATGACCGATGTGGATGCCGAGAAAGTCTTGGATCTATTGGACGGCATCGAGGCCGATAACGTCGATGTATTTGAAGAGAAAACCAAAATCATAATCACCAAGGTTAAGGAAGATGCCGGTGATGGTGATAATGGCGACCTCAACAAAAATCTCGATGATCTCAACGAAACAGTTGTGGATGAAGATCTGGAAAATCTGGACGAAGGTAACAAATCGGAAATTGATTGTTATTTGCCCTAAACACCGGGCTTAAACAGTAAATAAACAATGAACGCAATTTAAATATAAAAGAGGAGAAACAAAATGGAAAAGATGTATGAAACCTTTACAGTCGAGCAGGAAGTTCTTGACAAGTGGATGCCCATTCTTGAAGGCACAGGAAAATGGGAATCCTTTGTATCCTCCTGTCCGAAACTGGACAGCATGGATTATGCTACCGTTGCTCAACTGTTAGAAAATACCGAGACCCTGAAAGAACGGACCAATGCGGCTTCAGGAACTGGTAGCTTTTCGCCTATCCTGATCCCGATGCTGCGGCGGGTTATGCCCTCCCTGATCGGCATGCAGATTTTCGGCACACAGCCGATGAGCGGCCCGACCGGATTGATTTTTGCCCTTCGCGCTTCATTCCAGAATGACAGCGTCAATAAGATCGTTCGTGGAACGTCTCCGGATTTCAGTTCCTGGGTTATCACCCTGGACGAAGTTGCCACTGACTTTACCGTTGGCGGCGATTGCTCAATTACCGGAGATGCTTTTGTTGGTAAAGTACGCCATATCGAAGGCAACAACATGCTGGTTGAGACCATATCCGGTACGTTGGCTGGTTATACCGGCAACATCGATAATGCAGCCAGCTATGCAAATCCCGAAGCTCAGGTTGTCGTTACATACGGTAATGAGGCCCTTTTCAAGCACATCTTCAGCAACTATACCGGATCTCATGCCACAGCAGATGGTGAAGACCTGTCAACCGATATGAAGGAAGTTGGCTTCAATATCGAGACTGGCAGCGTTACAGCCAAGACCAGAAAGCTGAAAGCCAAGTGGACCGAGGAATTGGAGCAGGATCTCCAGGCCATTCATAACATGAATGCCGAGCGTTTGCTGACATCCATCGCCTCCGACGAGATCGTTGTGGAAATGAACCGCGAGTTCATCGCCTTGATCGCAGCCAATGCCGGAACGACCACCACATGGAACATGGATGCTTCCGTCACTGAGGAAACAGGCCGTTGGGAATTTGAGAAATATCAGACAATGGTAGCTCATCTCTCCCGTCAAAAGCGTAAGTTGGCTGTGACCAACAGACGTGGTATGGCTACATTCATGATCGTATCCCCCGGTGTGCTCAGCGTACTCGAGACCGCAGGGAAGTTGAAGTCCGAAGGCGTCGACCCGGTCAAATCCAGCTATGCTGGCAAATGCCTGGGCATGGACACCTATGTGGATATTTATGCATCCACAGACTTTGCTCACCTTGGCTACAAGGGACCGAATGAAATCGATGCCGGTATCTTTTATTGCCCGTATATCCCGCTTCAGATCAAAAAGGGTTACGGCGAGGAAGACGGCCAGCCGAGAACATTCTTCCATACCCGGTATGCAGTCGCCAGTAACCTGTACGGTGCCGGTGATTATTACCATACAGTCAACGTGACCAATCTGCCTGAGTAATCAGCAGTAAGGTTTAAGATTGTATTTAATATCGAAAAGGGCAGCAGGATTCTGCTGCCCTTTTTTTATATATTCGAATCTCACAGAATTCCTTTATCGCAACCGCGAAGAGAGATATAGATGCCAGAAAAACTAAAAAAACCTCAATTGATATTTCCGACTAATTTAAGCCGGGTTGGGTATACTACAAGTTCTGGTTCTAAAAATGAAATTCCCAATATACCATATATTGAGTTGACTGCCTGGAAATGGCATGTGAATACCAATGCAAAAAAGAATGCTTCAATGTTTGTTTTAAGGACAAGGCGAGGCACTGTAGTTTTACCCCTGGCTTTGAATATAAATGACGTCCAAGGCATCAATTGGGAAACTCAGGAAGGGCTCGGTGCAAAAAATCTGGCGCAATTAGGTATTAAAACCGGGTTAGATTTTTTAAGGGGACTTTCATCCACTATTGCTAAATTCATCGAGGCCAAAAAAGGAGCAACATCCAATGATCTCCAATCATTAGCATTTGGATTAACTAATTTTAGAGAGTGGCAGTTTACATTTAAACTTATGCCAAAAAGCGAGGCAGACAGTCAACGTCTCGCAGAAATCATCCAATTTTTCAAGCAGCAAAGCATCACAGAATTTAGTGGGAACATTATAGATTATCCATCATTTTTTGTCATCAAAGTGCATTTTCCATCTGGTGATAACGGTAAACTTTTTGAGAAATTGTTAGTTTTTAAAACGGCGGTAATAACAAATCTTGCTGTGCAATATCTTCCTGATGGGCAGTCGTTCTACCGGGACGGTGCACCGACTGCTGTTGCTTTAGATATAACTTTTAAAGAACTTGAACGGACCAATAAATCGGAATATAATTTGGATCTTGGATAATGGACTATTTTAATTTATTTCCAAAAATGATGCATGGTGACTTTCAAGTCCGGAATATTTTTAATAAATATATTCTGACGACTCCATTGGAAGAGAAATATCTGTATATTAGAATCCTGAGCGAACACGATAGTTTAGAGACCGTGGCCTTTGAAGAGTATGCGGATTCCAGTCTATTTTGGGTATTGGTAATTATTAATGATATCCGAGACATGGTTTTTGATTTACCTTTGCCGGATGATGTCCTCCAAACCATCGCAAAAGCAATGACAATTGCGAGTGAAGGATTTTTGGATTTGACTGTCTTCGGTGTAAATTATGATGCTCTCCAAGCAGAGAATGATGAAAAAAGAAAAATAAAAGTTTTAAAAGCTGATTTTATAAATGAATTTTTATCAAATATCTTGAAAAATAAACCATGAAATCCTTTCAACAAATTTTAAATGAAGCAAAACCATCAAAAAAAGCCATAAAAACTGCTGAATTAGAAGCCAAGGAATGGAGTAAAGATCCCGATAATCAAATCGGTGTAGCCTGGGTTATATTGCATAAAGGCAAATTGGTTGTAACACATAATACCAATTCATTTCCAGGTGAAATTATTTCAAAATGGTCGGATGGCTATAAAGAAATTCATGGCATAAAAATGAGATATAGCTAAATGCCTATCAGAACCGAAAATGCAGTATTCGAAACCATAAAAGTACTCGCTCTGGACCTTATTACCATTGCTGGTAATCGGATAAATTTATCCGAGATATTTTTAGGGCTCCAGTTATTTGAGAGTGTTTTTGAACATTTTATGACTGGTAAAGTGTTTATTTCTGATACCTATGATATGTTCAAAAATGAGTCTCTGGCCGGGAATGAGGAGATTCAGATCACCTTACTTGAGCCAACAACAAGCATCCAAAGAATTTATTCATTCCGATTATATAAAATAAACAGAGATTTTGATGTCACAAAGACATCGACAAAATTAAAAATTCTGGAATGTTATTTTTACTCTGCTGAAAAGCAAGCTGATATTTTAAAAAGTGTGAGCCGGAAATATTCCGATAAACCGGAGAATGTTGTTGAGAGTATAGTTCGTGACATATGGGACAGCAATAAAGAATTGGTGGTTGATTATACCGCAGCAAGCGTTGATTATTACAGTGGGTATAAGTCAGGATCCTCTGTAATAAATTTTATGACTGAAAATGCTGTGTCAGCTAATGGGTATATGGATTATATCTTCTTCGAGTCAATGGCCGGATTTCATTTCGTTCCTATTTCTTTTCTACTCGCTCAAGACTCTGTTGAGGGTCTAAAATATCTTCCAAAACGAGAGATGAGTTTTAGAATTGATGATATGCATTTTTATCAGCAAGAGGCATATTTTGATATTAATGTCGATGCTGACCGGGGACTCTTTGGAAAAACTTTTTATAAATTAAAGGATAATGATCGATATGGATTTATTAAAACCGAGGCCACTTATGTAGAGAATTCGGCTGGATTTTTAACGAATGGTCGGAATTTGTTGTTTTCTGAAGACCTTTTTACATCAAATAATCATGTCACTGCTCATTATCATAATCATGATGTCGCTCAAGTTAGATCGGCCCAAATAGTGACACTGCTCCATAACAATAAATTACTGGTGCGGACCCTGGGGACACTTGATCGGAAAGTCGGGGATATTTTGGATGTTGAATATCCTAATCAAGATAATATTGTTGAACCAAACACTGCGTTGGATGGGAGCTGGATTATTTTATCGATTAAGCACTCCATTACAAATTCGATGGAATATACTCAAAATATGATGCTGGCCAAGAACGCGAGAAATGCTGACGATAACCTGCCGGGTACCGAGGGAGCATTTTCAATATGAAAATATATTATGGAGTTGTTGAAAACACTGTTGATACAGAAAAGCTTGGTCGGGTACAAGTGCGGATTGTTGGTAAGCATACAGATAATCGGACAGATTCCACTGCTCAAGATTACATGCCGGTGAGCGACCTTCCCTGGGCTCAAGTTTTGCAGCAGGGAACGATTATGTCAAATGAGTCGAACCAATTTACTGTTCCCAAAAACGGGACAGTTGTTATCCTCTCATTTATTGATAATGATGAACAATTTCCGATTATTTTGGGTGCGGTGCCTAAAATACCTGAGACTCTTCCGGATTTTACCAAAGGATTCAGCGATCCTGATGGTGTAAATCCAACTAAAGAATCCCTGGGCGTTTCTCCCATATCAAATTATGCTACCGGGGAACCAGTGCCGGATGAAGTAACAGCTAAAATAAATGAGATCGAAACCGGCATCACATGCGTGGATCAAAATTGGGATGAACCAGCAACAGAATTTGATCCTGACTATCCAGAAAATTTGGTTATTCAAAAAGGTCGGAACGTTTTAGAACTTGATAGTTCCCCTGGCAAAGAGCGAATAAATCTTCAACATAAATCCGGAACTTTTAAGGAGGTTCACAATAATGGCGTCCAAGTCACAAAAATTAAAGGAAAAGAGTACCTAATTGTTGAAGGCGACCGAAACATTTTAGTAAAAGGCAACAGTAATCTGACCGTTCAAGGATCCTTAAATATGGATGGTGTCGCATTAAAGATAAACGCTGACGGCACTTTAGAGATTACGGCAGGGATCGGAACGATAGATATTGATGGGATATTAACCATAAATGCTTCAATGATTGCATTAAACTAATGAGTTATCCATCTATTCCAGGCGATTAAATGGGACTTCCTACAGCCAGAATGAGCGATACAGGCATCGGAGATGATTCCTGTCATTCCAGTACAAAACATGGAGTGACCGGGATAATAATCCAAGGCGCATCAAATGTGATGGTGAATGGCCTACCTGTGGCGCGGATGAGTGATATCGTTATACGAGGGGATGGCCACAGCGGGATTATTATTGGCGGCTCAAGCACTGTAATGGCGAATGGCCTACCTGTAGCTCGGATGAGTGAAGAATTTGTTGGATGTTTTACCGGGATTATTATCGGTGGCGCTTCTAATGTGATGGTAGGAGGTTAATGAAAACTTTCAAATCATTTTATTTAACGGAATTATTTAATACAAATGTGCCGGTAAAAGTCGATGGTACATGGCCAACTCGCAGTTCGTATTTGACCAGTTTTTATGTAAATGATATGAAATTTGTATGGAGTGCCAAACCCTCCGAAGGTGTAATAGAAATCTCATTTGTTAGAATTCCTGGTGGATATTATGCCTTAAACGATTTAGATTTGAAAGATACACTTGCTGTTTTCTCCGGCGTTAAAAAATCTTTTGAATTATGGCATAAATGGTATGAGAAAGAAATAGGGCCAATTGATATATTTAAATTTGCTGCCAATGAAAATGAAAGTTCGCGTGTAAAGATATATCAAAAGTTTGCAAAACAGGTCGCTAAAAAAATGAAAATGACTGCAAAAGGTGAAACCATTCGTGGTAAAGAATATTACGTTTTTAGGAAATAAAAATGACAATAGCAGATGATCTGAGACTTTTAGTTACCGGCTATTCTGAAATGGTCGTCAATCTGGATATTATGCTTGGCAGATTAGATGCGGAACTGAGCGCATTAGCCGCCGAAATTTCGACGATAACCGATGGTGCAATGGCCGGTGCAAGGTCATCACATTTATCCCGGTTAGAGGCCAAACGCGTGGCTCTCGGCTTTGGTTTTACTTCGGTGTATACCTGGGGGACTTATGGTACCGATAACATCTCAGACGATTGGGCGATTTGGAGATATAATGTCGGTCCTTGGACCGGTAATATAACAAGGATCAATACCAATTCCTTTCGCCATGACGGGATGAGTTTTCCAACATATGTGACTGAAGAACCTGTATTATGCAATAATGTCGCCAGGGTTGTGAATAGTGTAATTTATACTCCTCCTGAACCTGGGCCAGATCCACCAATGGCTCCCGGCTCGATAATTGTTAATCTCCAGACCGGGACCGCACTGCCGAGCCCATTAAATGAAATCTATGGTTCTTATTTTGGATATGAATATAATGGGGCCGGATGGGATTCGGATGCCGGGATTATTGCTGACCAATTCGCATTTGCATTAGGACATGATCAAATAAACGCTGATATTGATCTCAATGGTACATATGGATTAAATGCTCGCGTTTCTAATATTACAACCGGGCGTGATGTGCAAATATTAAACCGAAATAAATATCAAGATTTTGTTGATTATTATGAGGCTTATGCAGCTCCGTAAATAGTTATAAAAGGTTAAAAATGCCAATCTTTTCAGATATTCCATATGATTTAGATATCGATGAGTTCGGAGACCTTGTGATTTTAGAGGACTCTGCAGCTATTAAGCAGTCTCTGCGGACCATCGTTATGACGAAATTGGGTACTAAAACCAAATACCAGAATCCTATTTTTGGGTCAGCGACATCAGACTTACTTTTTGAAAAGCTGAATCCTTTTACGATTTCCAATTTGGAAGAGGAAGTCCAGTTTGCAATAGAAAACTGGGAACCTCGAATTAAAATCAATGCAATCGATGTCGAGAGCGATGATAAACATCAAATAAAGATTTCGATTACTTACTCAATTGTCGCTTTAAATATTACCGAATCAATTACAATTAATTTATCAGTATTATCTTAAGGATTTTAACCGTGGCAGACATAAAAGAATTTTATAATCTCGATTTTGGTACCTTAAAAACTCAATTCAAAGAGTTTATCTCTGAGCAGACAGAGTTTAAAGATTACAATTTTGAAGGTGCTGCTCTATCCCAATTAGTTGATATCATTACATTCGGTATACAATACCAGCAAATGTATCTGAATATGACCACCAATGAATTATTTTTGGATACAGCTCAAATCGAAAATAATGTTTTTAAGCTGGCTAATACCCTGAATTATATCCCGAAACGCAAAAGTGCGGCTTATATCTGGGCCGGGATTCAACGAAATAATGATATCGTAAATGGTGAATTATGGGAGAGTGCCGGGGATCCTGGTCCCCCTGAAGATTGGGATTTAGCAACCGGCGTGACTGGTGGCGTGTTCTCTATCGAGGACGATAGTGGAAATGTAAGTGCTCATGACGGTGCAGATACTGTTTTGAAAATTTATCAAAATACTTTTGAAGCAAAATTAATTACTCAGTCCTTTGTCACTCAGATAGGTAAAAATTACACTTTCACAGTCAGATATAGAACAAGCGAGAATCAATCGGCTCGGTTAATAATCGGTTACAGTGACGATATGAGCGGGGAACATCATGATAGTACTTTCAGCTCTCCTGTGATCAATAGGTGGTACCAAAAGACAGTCAATTTTACTGCAACAAATCCACTGACATATTTCACGTTGGGCGGCGGCGAGAACGAAACGGGGGAATCAGTATATTTTGATGAGTGTCGCCTGACCCGCAACCTATCGATTTCAATAAATAAGTTTTCCAAATTTACGATGGGCTCATTGAACCTGACCAATATGGAAGATATTATCGTTAACGATAATGAAATCCATCAGGTCCGATTATATGAAGGTGATGTTACCGAGGAGATTTGGATAGCGACTGGTGGTAATTTTCAGGAATATACTTTAGCTCATCGGGATGATATCGATAACGATTCATTAAATGTTTTTGTGGATTCGCCTGATGGATTAGGTGGATTTGTCACTTCCACGATCCCCTGGATTAATCTCAATACAGAAACGTTCGAGCTAAATGATGCCGGGTATTATATCAGTCATTTTGATGATTTGACAGTGAAATTTGGAGATGTTAATCGTTTTCAGGTACCTCTGATTAATGATCAAATCCGGATTATTTATATCAAAACATCAGGATCCTCAGTAAACGGTAATGCGGCGGCGATAAGTATCGATTCTTCAGTCACTTATTACGATGAACTCATAACAACAGTGATTGATATTTTAAAAAGTGGAACGGATGAAGAAAGCATAGAAAGTGTTCGGCAAAATGCACCTTTATTTTATACCACTCAAAACCGGGCAGTTACCCAGGACGATCACAATATTCTGGTCAAACGATACTCCAAATATGATTCATTTTTTGATGCTTATTTATGGGGCGGAGAGCTGGAGTATGTTGAGGAAGTATTTTTAGATGGCGCATATGTTCGGAGACTGGTTGAATTTTGGCCCACAAAAGAATTTCCTTACGTCGATGTCGGGCACGTTTATTGCACGGCGATAAACGAGGATTTTTCATATTTGGATGATACTGAGATCTCAGACCTGATCGCATTTTTGGATATCACCAAAATAGTGGCCATATTTTACAGATTTCTACAGCCACAGATTGTGCATATCTCCCCAACCGTTAATATTACACATGAATCCATTTTAAATTTGAGCACGACCGATATTGCCGAGCAGATAGATACATATTTGAACGACAATTTAGAGGGATTTAATAAGGTATTCCATCTCTCCAATCTGATTAAATTTGTGGATTCGATCAATGAAGTTATCGATACTTCAATCACCTTTACTTCACGAGTAACGATAAAAGATGCCGGGTACGTGGCCATCAGGCTATGTAATGAAGTGGTACCGGGCTCAGTACATGGTATCGTTAACGGATCGATATTTATCGATAATGGTGGAGGGGATTTATATTGGAACAATCAGATTGTCGGCTTGATATCATATACCGGGGATGTTTTAACCGGGCAAACAGGCGGCTACATGATTATAAATCAGAATGATTTTGTATCATTCGGGCTTCCTGCTGATGCCACATACGATTTGAATTTTACTTATGCCAATATTCGAACAGTCGAATTAAACCGAGAGAGTTTTTTGAAATTTGATCCTATTATTTTGAATGCCGTGACTTATTCGGAGACTGATTAATGCCGGTTTTACTCAACGAGTATAAAAAAATCCAATTTATGGTCGACTCCCTGGTGCTGCCTTTTATCAAGAACCAGCATCCAAAATGGCGCGAACTAATTTTGGCTTATCTGGAATTTTTGGATGAAAATGCATTAAATAAATCCATGAATATCACTGATAATGTCGGTGTCGATTCGATGTATTCGGAATTATTGGGTGATTTTCTTGATCTCTATTTTAAGGATGTCATTGACATAAATAAATTCGGGTTAAATGATGAAAATAAACGATTGTTTATTTCGCTGTCGAAACTAATCGGGAACTTAAAGTCGACCAAGACATCATTTGGGTTTTTCTTTAATTCGTTCTCTGATTTTTCAATCCCATCCGATTCCGGTGATATAAATGTCACCGATTTAAGTATTGAACTAAAAGAAATGCCAAACTGGTGGTTGGAAAACAATGATCCAACTCGGCCATTTACCTATATTTTTAAAATTGATACCCCTGAACTGGCAAATTTAAAGGAACTTATTAAGCAAGTTCATCCGGCTGGATGGGTGCAATTATTTCTCTTTGAAGTATCCTTTGATGATGAGTCCGGCAAGGGCGAATATATGGACGGGTACGATTGCTTTGAACTCGATATTATTTATGGGGCTTATTATACCGGGAAATTCAATTATGATGGCATGATGACGGCAAAGGGTATTCCAGAACCAATGTATTATGATGGTGGCTACACTTTCTCTGACGATCTCAATTGTGCACCAACTCCAAGATTTTTTGGTTCAAGTCCAGAGCCCACTTTTGATTTAATATCTGAAATAGGTTTTCTGAAAGATTTTAGTTCAAGCCCATCAATTGGATTTGATTTAACATCTGATTTAGAACCAATGGCGCTATTCAGATTGTCTGGTGTTCCAGAAGAAACTTCAGATGATGCTTTTTATATGGATAGTGCATCTTATTATAATATAATTGGTCCTGATCTTCGTGTTGGAATTACTTCTTCTGGAATGATAGCGGTTATCATTTTTCCAAATTTTGCTTGGCCAGAAGATTATATAGTTACTAATGCCGAATTAGAATGGTATTGTAATGGTGTAGGACCGAATCCTGATAGACTTGTTGTATGGTCTATGTATGGAGGGGCTTATGATGATGCTGTGATGCCTACAGATTTTCTCGGATTTTACCAATTAGCAAGAACATCTAATTTTTCGTTATACCAAGGATTGACTGAGACTAAAACAGTAGGAAATGTTTATCAGATTACTGGATTTGAAGATCCAATAAATGAAATTATTTCACGTGATGGATGGGTACAGGGAAATAATTTAATGTTAATAATTAACTATGGTCCAGGATGCAATGGAGATGCTTGGTGGAATATGGGATCTTATGATGGATGGGTAAATGCCGGATCAGGTGACGATAAACCTCGACCAAAAATAACATTAGAAGGAATTCCTGCTGAAGAAGAGGGGAGTTGTTGGTTAGAAAAAACAGATGATACGGTATGGACCGACCTCCAGGGTACCTGGAACGGATCAGAATGGACTCATGCGAATCAGATTATCCTCGATCCTCCGATAGGTGATTGGGAAGATGGTTTTCAGCCTACCAGAATGAAAATTTACCGAGACGTTCTTGCAAGCACTCGAGTGCAATTGACTGATGGGATCTTCAATATCGTCAATAAAGATATTGAAGTCGGCCCAGAAGGATTTGAATTTGATTGTGGTTGGATGGTGGCTGATAATATCCAGAGGCTTTTGATTCAGGATCTTGACTCCCTGGGCGTGATCAATATTACCAAAATTGAATTTTTTACCTGTACCACAGAAATAACTGTTTCCAGCCTACCTGATGGTTATATACGAAACTCAGGTACAGATTTTGAGACTGTTCGTGATGCCACCTTCGGGGACCAAATGGCCGATGATAATTATCGGCACCTCGTTTGCTGCTATGATACAGGATCAACCATTTATATTTATAGACAATACTTCTTTTTTGATCTCCATGATATCTCCATTACGGATGTATTATCAGCCAAAATAGACATAACACGGTATTCACTGGCAGGATCATCAGAAAGACGTTATGTAATGAGACAAGTAAATGCGACCGCACCATTGGGACTGTCCGATTATTCTGATTTTACCGGGCCTCTTTTCTCAGACCCGGTTACAACCGATAATGTTCAGCGCTTCGAATTCAACGATGCAGGGAAGGCCTTTTTGCTGGCAAATGTAGGAAATGTCGTCTGCATAGGTCTGCAGGAATACGATCACGATTATCTTAATGTTGCGCCGGATGTGGGTGTAAACAGCCAAAACAATTATTTCAGCGAAGAATCGAATGTGGATAAAACACCGAAATTGACAATATTTGGTCCTGCTCCTCCACCAGAAGAGCATATCTTGATGGTTTATTCGGATGATGGGGATGGTAATATTAACGGAGCCGATGCTGATTGGGCTACAGCCAGGAGCGTTGCTGATGAAGCATTTCAGCAAGGCAACTCCGAGATAGGACCAGGAGTAAATAATTTCGGCGGTCCTTATTATGTTGTTGGTCGCTCATTCTATGAATTTGATTTATCCTTCTTTAATGGAGTCAACCGGGAAATTACCGATATCGCTCTTGATTTGGTAGGATATACTTATATTGAATCCTCATTTCAATTATATTCCACTACCTGGACAGGAGAAACAGCATTAGGCGATTTTAATAATTTTGGAAGCACTATCTTTTTCGATGCACCAAAAACTCTGGAATTATGGGATGGCGGCTATCCAAAAAGAAATGTCTTGTCTTTGAATGAGGCAGGTCTGGAATACATAGCGACCAAATATAGCGGCAAAGCTGCTTTCTGTTTGCGGGAATTTGATCATGATGTTTCGGATTCGGCACCTGATGAAAACGGATATAGAAACGGCATGTATTTCAGCGAGATTGGTTATCAAGAACACCAAACAAATCCGAGACTCATTCTTACTTATAATAAGAGACCTCTTTGGGTTGAACATTTTGGGCCAACTGCCTTCAGTATCACGAATGGGGCCACATGGGACGGATCGAAATATATCTCGGTTGGTGGCTCAGTCGAACTCACACCGGTTGGGACTTGGTTTGTAGATGAACGTCCTATTAAGGTCAGGATTACCTTCAGAGACCATGTAGGTTTGGCTTGGATTGAGATGAAGAATACAGATGGTATCTTGGAATTATTTGATAATCGAAATGAAATCGACTCAGAGCAAGAAATTTACATTAACAATTATGGAAATTTTGATCTGGATAGTTTTTATATTTTCATTGATACCGGGGCATTTATTACAAATATCGAATTTCTTTATCCATAAGGATTGTTATGATAGTTAATGGCAGATTACAATTAGATATTTTCCAAGAAATCGATGGTGAAAAAGTCAAGATTGGTAGCATTGATGATGCCAATAAGATCACTTTATCTGGCAAACAGGTGATGGCTTATTTAATGACTGGTGAGCCTGGTAACCATAAAATTTCAAAATTTGGTGTTGGGACAGGTGCATCTTTCCCTGATGATTATGATACTGGCTTAACGAATGCTTATATCAGAGATTTGGTAGGATATAGATTCCTTGAAGATACGGTTATTCAATGGGATTTTGCTATCGGTCCGAGTGAAGCAAATGGAAAAGATATAAGCGAATTCGCTTTATATTCTCAAGACGGACAACTTTTTGCCAGGAAAGTACGCACTCCTGCCATAACAAAAGATTCATCCATCAGTTTAGCCGGGCAATGGACAGTCTGGTTATTGGAATGTAAGAAAACAACTTTTAGTTCATATGTTGCAATAAATTTTGTTACCACATCGCCTTCATTTGGATATTCCAATAAATTATCGATAATCCCGGTAATTCAGACCGATATTTCTTCTGATGCCAACAGCTCGCGAGGCTTTGCAGCAACGGGCAGCATCATTTTTGGTATA